CTCAGCCCTGTATTCAGACACAATTTTGAACGACGTCATCGATACCGCCGAAGCGGTGGTCTTGCCGATGCTCGTTACATATCGCAGCCCAATTCGCAGCGTGGAACTTCGAAGTAATGAAGCCATCTTTGAGTTTGATCCTGTTCAAGTATTCAACGAAGGACAGAGCGTTGTTATCGCTGGTGCTGGTTCACCTTTCGACGGCACTAGAACAGTTCTCGCAAATGAACTGACCGATACGACCTTCCGTGTGGCGATTGTCAATGCCGACATCGCAAAAAAGAACCTAATTCCGGCTGGAACCGCGACCCTTACCGGCGCAAGCACCTACGTAGGCGTTCCAGAGGTTGAGTCGGCGGTTCTAGCGGTCGCCACCGAGGTATTCCAAAGCCGAAGCGCAGTAGGCGGTCAGATCGAAGGCGTTGATTTCCAAGTCTCGCCATTCCGTCTCGGTCGTAGCCTATTCAATCGAGTTTCCGGCATTCTGGGCAAGCACATCGATCAGGAGTCGATCGCACTATGACGATCGCGACTGAAGTTCGCGCCGCGCTCAAAACAGCATTAGCACCGGTCGCAGCTAATATCTATGACCATGTTCCAGAAGCACCGCAGGCTCCTCACGTCAGCATCGTTCCCGATGATCCTTATCTCGACATCGAGACAATCGGCAAAAGCGTTCTACGGCTTCGAGTCAATATGGTTCTAGCAGTCGGAGTAAACTACGCGAGCAACGCCGCAGCACTCGACAACTTGGAACAACTCATCACTAGCGTTCTGACGAATATCCCAGCCGGATATATCGTCGGAGAGGTCAATCGACCAACAGTTACTCAGGTCGGCTCGGTGAATCAGTTAGTCGCTGATATTCGAGTCTCAACCTACTTCCAAAACTAAGGAGCAGAAATGTCTACCACCGTCATAACCGGTCGCGATGTTACCTTCACAATCGGTGGTAACAATTTCGACGCTCAGGCAACGTCAGCAGTCCTCAGCGGCGAAATGACTCGCGAAACCTTCGAGACACTCAACGGCAAGGCTTACAAGGTTCTCGATAACGACTTCACCTTCGAGGTCGAAATGTTGGCTGATTGGGGTGTTACCGGATCCCTTTGCGAAATCCTTTGGGGCGTCGCTGAGTCAGCACCGAACACCGGAATCAGCACCGTCTTTACGGCAAGCACCGGAGCAGTCTTTACCTTCCAGATTTTGCCTATGTGGCCGTCAGCAGGTGGGTCAGGAAACGACGCGCAGACGGTAACATTCACTTTCCAAGTCATCGGAGTTCCAGCAGAAAACTTCGCGTAATAAGGAGATCGGGATCATGAAATTACCAATTCACATTACGTATACATCGGGAAAGCAGGAAACCTACACCGCGCAACCGCCGGAGTGGGCTAAGTGGGAAAAGGAAACCGGCAACAAGATCACGCAGGCTGATGGCAACATCGGAATATGGGATTTGATGTTCTTGGCGTATAACGCTCACAAGCGCGAAGCGGCAGGATTACCGGTCAAGCCTTTTGATGTCTGGAGCCTAACGGTCGAGGACATATCGGCAGGTGAGTCCGACCCAAAAGTCACCCAGTCGGAAGCCTGAGCCGGCTGATCGTCGAACTGGCGATCGCGACAAGAATTCCGATGAGTGAGTGGACGGATGCAAGCGACATCCTAACCGCTCTTGAAGTATTGAAGGAGCGCAAGTGACCGAGCCAGCCTTAGCCTTCGACAAGAAGGAACTACGCTCGGTCATCGGCGCATTCAAGGCGATGGATGAACAGGCGACTGATGAAGCGAAGAAAATGGGCTACGAACTGGCTCAATATGCGGCGCAAGAAGTCAGGCGCGCAGCTCTTTCGCGCACAGTCAATCCGGTCGCAGTTCGACGAATCGCTGATGGAGTTCGGGTCAGCAGAACATCAAAAGTGGGCGAATTCTCTTATGGGTTCGCCAGTCAGCGTTTTAGCGGTGGTGGTTCGACGAAAGAGTTATGGCGTGGTTTTGAGTTCGGTTCTAATCGATACCGACAGTTTCCAAGACGCACTCCGAGAGCAGGGCTCCGGGGCAACGCTGGATATTTCATCTATCCGACACTCCGTCGCATTCAGCCTCAACTAGTCGCTCAATGGGTTCAGGCATTCGATCGCATTCTGAAGAAGTGGACGTAACATGGCAGAATTCAGAACGCTGAAACTTTCCATCCTCGCGGATGTTGATAACCTCAAAAAGCAACTTGGTCAGGGCGAGAAGGAAGTTCAATCCTTCGGCTCAAAGGTCGCAGACTTCGGTAAGAAGGCAGCCTTAGCCTTTGCCGCTGCCGCAGCAGCCGCCGGAGCCTACGCCGCCAAACTTGCCGTCGATGGCGTCAAAGCAGCCATCGAAGATCAGAAGGCTCAAGAGTCGCTCCGTCGAACGCTTGAGAACGTCACCGGCGCAACTGAAGCGCAAGTCAAGGCGACCGAGGATTACATCTCAACAACCGCCGTGGCGGTCGGAATTGCTGACGATGAACTACGTCCTTCGCTTGATCGTCTCGTCCGAGCCACCGGGGATTTGACTCAGGCGCAACGCCTACAGTCCATCGCGCTCGACATCAGCGCAGGCACAGGGCGAAGCCTACAAGCGGTCACAGAAGCCCTTTCAAAGGCTCAGGAAGGCAATCTGGGCGGTCTAACTCGTCTGGGTGTAGGTCTTACCGCAGCCGAGGTCAAAACCCTCTCATTCGAGCAGATAACGGCGAAATTAGGGCAAACGTTCGCCGGTCAAGCAGCCGCATCAGCGAACACCTTTCAGGGTCGCTTAGATCGTCTCAACATCGTTCTGGATGAAGCCAAAGAATCAATCGGGTTCGCGCTGCTTCCGATCCTTGAGCGTCTGCTCAGTTTCGTCAACGATCGCATCGTTCCAGTCATCCAGAAGTTCGCTGAAGATTTCGGTAGCGGAAACGGTTTAGCAGGCAACATCGAGCGCGTGGTCACAATCATTCGAACCGTCTTGACTCCGGTGTTCGAAGGCGCGCTAAGTCTATTCCGTCGAATCCGTGACGCAGTCGCAGCTAATCAGGAATCTTTCACTAAGTTCGGAGATCTAATCCGAACCTACATCGCACCGGTTATCGGAACGGTTCTGGGTGGTGCGCTCAAGGCTCTCGGAGTTATCGCTCAAGGCGTCATCAACATAGTCGCCAAAGCAGCTGATTTCATTCGAGCAACGGTCGAAGTGGCAATCGCCGGAATCAATGCCCTTATCCGCGCCTATAACGCAATCCCGGCACTACCTAACATTCCTACCATCAACGCACCAAGCGCAGGTGTTACCGCACCGTCTGCGCCAAGTATCCGGGCGATCGAGCGAGGTGTTCCGTCTGCTTCTCCAGCAGCCGCGCCGGTCGCTCCGGTTACCAATAACATCACGGTCAATGGAGCCATCGATTCTGAGTCAACGGCTCGTCAGATCGCCAGAGTCCTCACAGAATCAGCGTCACGCGGCACAGGTGGCGGCGGTGGCTTCTTAGGCGGTGTTCTCGTAACGTGACGGCTTGGGCTCCCGAATACCGTATCCGCGCTAACGGCGACACAATCACCGGCATTACTCTGGTCGGGTTCTCGATTACTTCTGGTCGAACCGACGTGAACTCGCAGGCTCAGGCAGGATACGCAGCGATTCGAATCCTCAACCTGACCAATCAGGTTTACACATGGGGGATCAATACATCGATCAACATCGAGGTCAAAGATACGACTGCGACATTCGTTCCCATCTTTGGCGGTCGCATCTCAGATATTGCCGTGGGAGTTGAACGAAGCGGATCTGAAGGCGCAATCACGGTCATCGACATCTATGCCCTCGGAGCCCTAGCCAAACTTCAAAACGCAGTCTGGGAAGGTTCGTTGAGTAAGGATTTTGACGGCATTCAGATTCGAACCATTCTCGAAAGCCTTTTGACCAATTCGTGGAATGAAGTAGCAACGTCTGAAACATGGAATTCCTACGACGCGACCGTTACATGGGAGGACGCCGAAAACGTCGGCATAGGCGAAATTGATGAGGGCGAATACGAAATGATCAGCCGATCTGCCAGCCCGGTCAACATGTATTCCTATGTTTCAGATCTTGCGAATTCGGGCATCGGGTATCTTTATGAGGACGCTAACGGTTTGATTTCCTACGGAGACGCAAATCATCGTCAGGAATATCTGGTCGCCAATGGCTACGTCAATCTTGACGCTAATGACGCTCTTTCAGACGGTATCCGTTCGACGACTCGTCAGGGCGACATCGTCAACGATCTTGTAATCAATTACAAAAACAACTTCGGAACGTCTTACACATTCACCGACCAAACGTCTATCGATAATTTTGGGCTCTATGCTCGATCAATCAACTCGCTCATCGATGACGATCCGGACGCTGAATTGGTCGCGGAACGTTTCGTCAACTTTCGATCCACGCCCAAAGCCAAGTTCGACTCGATTACCTTTGCCCTACAAAACCCCGAAATCAGCGACGCGAACCGTAATAGCCTTCTCAACGTGTTTATGGGTATGCCGGTCGCCATCGCTAACCTGCCAGCCAATATCAACTCTGGCAACTTCGTGGGTTATGTCGAGGGCTGGACGTTCCGATCAAGCCTTTCGGGGCTTTCCATATCTCTCACCCTCAGCCCGACCGAATTCTGGACAGTTGCTCAGGATTGGGATCAGGTTACGGCTACCCTCGAATGGGCAGACGTAGATGCTACACTTACATGGCAGAACGCGACAGGAGTAATCGACTAATGGCAACAACTACGATCCTCGGCATCACCCTTCCCGACGATACGGATCTGGTCAAAGATGGCGCGTCTGCTATGCGCACAATCGGCAACGGCTTCGATGACTCGCTGGCGAAAGTAACGCTCAACGATCAGACGGCAACCTACACGGCAGTCCTTACTGACAACCGTAACAAGTTGGTTCGAATGAACGTCTCGACCGCTAATGACTTTTTGATTCCTACAAACGCATCAGTAGCGTTTCCTATCGGTTCAATCATCAACGTCACGCAACTTGGAACCGGAGCAACAACAATCAAGGCGGTAACGTCCGGAACTACTACCATTACATCAACCGGAGCGACTTCGACTGCGCCGGTGCTTCGTGCGCGATATTCAGCCGCATCATGCGTCAAAGTCGCAACCGATACGTGGTTGGTCATTGGAGACATCTCCTAATCATGCTTTTAGGAATTGTTTCAGCGCAAAACTACCCTCGCACATTTAGCGCGGATCTTCTAGTTGTCGGTCCGGGTGGCGGAGGTGGTCCTAATGGACGTGGCGGTGGTGCTGGTGGAGAACATAGAACCGGAACACAAAACCTAAATGTTGCGACAAATTACGCCATTACCGTTGGTGCTGGTGGAACTTGGGCTGGAAATTTAGGTCGAACCGGCACTTCATCTACTTTTACAGGCACATCAACAATCACATCGTTAGCCGGTCAAGATGGCGGTGACCCTGCTGGTGGAACTGGACAGAATGGCGGCGCAAACGGTGGACAATTTGGAAGTCCAACTGGAACTAATGGAAGTGCTGGAACTGCGTCATCCATTACTGGTGTCTCTATCACTCGCGTTGGTGGTGGAGGTGGAGGTTCGGGTGGGACAACCAGTAGCACCACTGGAGGAGCAGGTGGTGGTGGTGGGGGTGGTAGAAGCACCGGCAACACGGCAACAAGAACCGGCACTAATGGAACTGTGAACACCGGAGGCGGCGGTGGTGGTGCTGGTAACAATGCTT